GGGGTGGCTGGTGTCCGACGAAACCCAGGCAGCGGTCGACGCGGCCGTCGCCTACCGGGCGGCGACGGCGACGGTCACGGGCCGGGTGTCGGCGGTCCTGGCGATGCTGTGGCGGGAACTGGACGCCGCCGGTATCGGCCCCGGGTGGGCGCGGCGGCTCCCCGAAGCGGTCGGTGCGTTCACGGCCGGGCAGTCGGCGGTCGCGGGCATGGCCGACGGGTACGTGGCCCGCACCCTCACCGCTCAAGGCGCTACACCCGCAGCAGCCGGCGTGGCCGTGGATGCGGCGGCGTTCGCGGGGGACGGGGCGTCGGGGATCGGCCTGGACACTCTCCTCGCGATCCCCGCGGCCCGCGCTGACGCCGCTGTCGCTGCGGGGATGGCACCTGGGGACGCGTTGCGGGCCGGTGAGGCGGCGCTACGCATGTACGCGGCGACGGAGATGCCCGATGCGGGCACCTTGTCGGTGCAGGCATCGATGGTCGCCCACCACGCCCAACGGTATGTCCGGGTCGTGGGGGCACGCTGCTGTTCCCGGTGCGCGCTCCTGTCGGGCCGCATCTACAAGGTCCGGGCGTTCGAACGCCACCCCCGATGCTCCTGCGTGTGTCTCCCGGTCGCCGTCGTGGGCCTCGCGGACATCCCCTCACCGATCGACCTGTACCGGCAGGGCCGCATCACGGACCTCACGAAGGCGGAACGGGAAGCCCTCGACCACGGCGCGGACATTTCCCAGGTCGTGAACGCGAAACAGGGCATGTACGTCGCTGGTGGCCGGTCCTACACGACGGCGGGCACCACCCGCCGCAGTGTCGGCGGTGCACGGATGCTGCAGGCCCGCATCGACCAGGCCGCCGGGACACCCCAGGCCCGGTACACGAACTTCACGGTGTCCCGCGCGGCGTCCGCTGCGGCGGCAGCGAAGTACGGGCCCCTCATGTCCCGTGGCCTGCCGTACCAGCGGCGTAACCCGGCGGGCGGAACGGAACTCGTGCAAGGCCAGTTCCGGGTGCCGGGCCGACCGACGGTCGCGCAGATCATGCGGGACCACGCGTCCCGGGAGGACCGGGAAACGGCCCTCCTGAACTTCGGGTACTTGATCCGTGAACGGGACGCGGCGACCTCTACGGCCGCCCTGAACGCCCTCTTCCGCGCCTCCTAGGCGCCCACACCTGTCCCCACCGGCGCGACGCCGGTCGGGCTGCACCGAACCCTTCCCCACGGCCCGGCCGCGCGACGCGACCCGGGCATCCGGCATGACTGATTGGACAAGGCGCGATGCCTCCCCTGACGACACCGGGCGCGATGCCCGACCTGTACTGGCTGCCGTTCGTCCCGTCGTGGTCCCGCCACGACGAACCCGACGACGACACCGCTGATGGCGACGACGGCGACACGGCCGACGACTCGGACGCTGACGGCGACACCGACGACGGCGGCGGCACTGGAACCGGCGACGCCGAGAAGACACCCCCCACCAAGAAGGCCACCCCGAAGACGGCACCGAAGCCGGCCGGGGACCTGATGGGCGACGTCGACCCGAAAGACCCCCGCTGGAAGTCGATCCAGGCGGAGCGGGTGAAACGGCAGCAGGCCACCCGGGACGCCGAGACGGCCCGGAAGGAACTCGCCGCCGCCCAAGCCAGGATCCAGGAGTTCGAGGACTCCCAGCGCACCGAGTTGGAACGTGCGCAGGCCGCCGCGACCGCTGCCGCAGCGCGGGAGAAGACCGCGAACGAACGGGCCGTCCGGTCCGAACTGCGGACCGCGGCCCTCGAAGCGAACGCCCTCGACCCGACCGACGTCATGGAACACCTCGAACGCCGCATGGGCGAGTTCATCACCGACACCGGCGTCGACACCGACGCGATCGAGAAGGCCGTCGCGGATGTCCTCGCGAAGAAACCGCACTGGCTGCGGCCCACCAAGCCCGACGACGACGACCCGGACGCTGCTCCGGTGAAGCCGAAGAAGCGGGCCCCCGCACCCGACCCCGGGCAGGGATCGAAGGGCGGCCAGTCGACACCGAACTGGAACGACCCGGAGACCCTCGCCGCGGAGAAGCGGCGCCTCGGGCTCCCCGCCTACGGGTGATCACGATCTCGGCCCGGCTTGCACCGGGACACACGCTGATCGAGGTCACCGGGCACGGCCGGGACGAACCCGGCGACCTTGACGGCGCCCGCGCATGTGCGGCGGTGTCCGTCGCCACCGAACTGACCATCGCGTACCTCAACGCGCTGGCCCAACAGGACCCGGCACACATCCGGGTCGAGATCAAACAACAGGAGTAAGCCTTGTCCGTCCTGACCGTTCCGGACCGCGCCGAGCGGTCGCTCCGGACCCTCCCGTTCCTCCCGAACCCCCGCCGTCACGACATCCGGTCCGCGCTCCCCGCCGCCCTGCAGCCGATGCTGCAGAACGGGTTCCTGGAGCAGATCTTCCGGGACGCCCTGTTCCCCGAACTGCTGTACGCGGCGTTCGCGGACGTCGACCCGTGGACCGCCGGCCTCGGCTCGACCCGGACCAGCACCCGCACCGGCCTCCTCCCCGTCATCACCACCCCGATCACCGGATCCGACTCGTCCGTCGCCACGTACCCGCTGGAGAGCTGGAGCGTGTCTATGGATCAATACGGGCAGACGGTGCAGACCGACATGCTCGCTAACCTGACCGCCCTGGCCAGCAAGTACGCCCAGGACGTGAAGACCCTCGGCAAGAACGCCGGCCAGTCGATCAACCAGTTGGCGCGGAACAAGCTGTATACCGCGTACAAGGGTGGCCGGACCTGGGTGACTACGACCGCGGGGTCGGGTACCACGATCGCCGTCCACGACGTGGAGGGCTTCCTCACCAAGATGGTGAATGGTGTCCCGACCGCCGTGTCGGCCGGTAACCCGCTGACGGTGACGATCGCTGGTGTCGCGAACACCGTGACGGGTGCCTCGGCCACGTCGGGCGCGGGGAACCTGACGATCGGTTCGGCGACTGCGGTGACTGTTGGTCAGGCTGTGGTCGCGGCGACTGCTCCGGTGGTGATCCAGCCGACCGGTAACACTGCGTTCGACCTGGGTGCCAGCAACATCGCGACGGCGTCCCTGTTCCGTTCCGCGGTGGCCCGGCTGCGGAAGATGAACGTCCCGACGATCAACGGGAACTACGTCGCGCACGTCGACCCGGACACTGAGGCGCAGCTGTTCGCGGACTCGGATTTCCGGCAGGCGTACCAGGGCCGGGGCGACTCGGCGGTGTTCCGGGACATGTCGATCGGCACGTTCCTGGGGATCGACTGGGTGCGGAACGTGGAGGCCCCGACCATCCTTGACGGCGGTACCGCGGCGTCGGGTGTGGCGGGGACGTTGACGGTGCACCGGCCGATGGTGATGGGTGCGGGGTCGCTGATCTCGGCGCCGCTGGAGGGCCAGGGCCAGCTCCTGGACGGCACGGGTGTGGCGACGGTCCCGAACGTGACGATGGTGAACGTGGCCGCTGGCATCGACACGGTGATCATCGTTCGGCCGGCGCAGGACAACCTCCAGCAGAAGATCAACACCACGTGGTCGTGGACCGGCGACTTCGGTGTCCCGTCGGACGCGAACACCGGCGACGCCGCTACGTACAAGCGAGGGATCATGATCCAGCATTCGTGATCCCCGTATGCCGCCCTGATACAATGGCGGCATGACTGAACTCCGCACCATCTCGGGGGACATCCTCACGATCGACGACGAGGATGTCCCCCTGCTATCCGGCCGACGCCTCTACACGCACCGGACCAAGAACGTCCTGTACGCCCGCTTCGCAGAGGAAACCCCCGCCGGGAAACGGTGGGTGCTCGTACACCGGCACATCATGGCCGCCCCCGCCGGGTCGCCCGTCGACCACCGCGACGGGAACGGCCTCAACAACCGCCGGTCAAACCTGCGACTCGCCACCAACTCGCTGAACCAGGCGAACCGGGGGGCCGTACCCGGGTCGTCGTCGGCGTTCAAGGGCGTCACCGCCATGCCCGGACAACGGTGGGTGGCCAGAGTCCATACGGACGACACGACCTACCACCTCGGGACGTTCATGTCCGAGGAAGACGCAGCCCGCGCCTACGACTGGAAGGCGTTCTCCACGTGGGGTAGCTACGCGCTGCTGAACTTCCCCGGCGAACCCCTGCGTACCGCCGCAGAGGTGAAGGCGACCAGGAACACGGTCGGCCGCGGGAAGTCGAAGTACCGGGGCGTCTCCTGGGACAAGGTCAACGAGAAGTGGCAGGCCCGTCTGCGGATCAACGGTAAGGCGTACTGCCCTGGCCGGTTCCCGACGGAAGAAGCCGCGGCGCGCGCCTACGACGTGGTCGCGCTGCAGGTGCTCGGCCCGGCCGCGGACCTGAATTTCCCGCCTGCCGTGGACGTCGACTAGAGCCCTGCGGGGCGCCGTGGCCGGGGAAGGACGCGGCGTCCCGCAGGTTCCACTGGGCCACGCTGCCCACTATCCCCGTCCAGTGAAAGGTAGGCAGCGATGGCTGTCCGTGCATTGCATGACGTCAACTTCTGGTACGCCCCGCACTCCCAGCCGATGTCCGCGCGTCGTGGGCAGGAGTTCACGGGGGATCAGGGGGTGTGGTTGGCGCAGAACTGCCCGAGGGATTTCGTGGTGGTCGGTGGCCACGCGGGGTGGGCGGTCGATTTCGATCCGGCCGCGGTGGATGCCGCGCATGCTGCGGCGAACCCGGGACCCGAGTCCCCGGATGTCGAGCCGGACCCCGACGGCGAGAGCACCGGCATCGGTACCGGTGACGGGCCGCCGCCGGCCCCCGCCGAGGACGGTGGGGAGTTCGACCCGCGGGACCACACCGGCCCCCAGGTCATCGACTACGTCCGGGCGAACCCGGGTGAGCGTGCCCGGGTCCGTGCCGTCGAGGCCGGCCCGGACGGTAAGAACCGGACGACCGTGCTGGTTGCCCTCGCCGAACCGGCGTCCTGAACGACCGTGAGGGGGCCGTCCCGTGGCGTTGACGTTCCTCACCGTCGACCAGCTCCGCACGCACCTCGCGAACCCTGACCTGGATTCCGGGCAGGCCCAGTTGGCGATCGACCGGGCCGCCGGTCTGATCAAGTCGGTGGCTGGCCTGTCGTTGGAGTTCGTGCAGGGACAGACCCAGACCCTGGTCGGTGGGACGGACCGGATCGTGCTGCCGCAGCGGCCCCTGGTGCGGGGCCCGTCGGACCCGTTGACGGTGTACGAGGTCGACATGTCGGGTGCGACGCACCTGGTGGTCGAGGGCCAGTACTTCTACGTCCAGGGCGATGTCCTGTCCCGTAGGTGGCCGGGCGCGCCGTGGCCGGGCCAGTATTTCCCGGCGGCGCGGTGGCCGTCGCTGTGGTGGTGGCCGGGCCAGCAGCGTGGCAGCGAGGTGTGGGGGCCGCGTGTGCAGGTGACGTGGTCGTCGGGTTACCAGTCGAGTGCGGCTCTGCCGCCGGGCTTGTTGGACATCATGCTCGGGTTGGCGGCGGGGTTCGTGGTGAACCCTGGCCTGATCCGCGAGGAGCAGGTTGGTGGGGTCCGGGTCCAGTACATGGGTAATCAGCGGGGCACCGGCCCCGCCTCGTTGATCAACCAGTTGCGTCAGGATCTGCGAGCTATCGGTCTCCGCCGCGGCGGCGTGTTCTCGGTGGGGGGTTGACGGTGTCCGCAGCATCCGATTTGACGGCGGCGTTGAACGCGGGGAACTACACGGCCGCGGCGGCGGCGATGGTGGCGTTGCAGTCGGCGAGCGTGGTCCCGACGGGTTCCGTTGAGGGACAGGATTTCTCGTCCGACGCGTTGGCGGCGCTGGGCGCCTTGTACGCGGCGAAGGCCGGCCCGAACGTCTTCACCGGTACGCAGGACTTCACGGGCGCCACAGTGACCGGTGTCGCGGGCGGCGGCGGCAGCGACGGTCTCGGGCTGACCCCGACGGCGGTCAAGACCGCGAACTACACGGCCGCGGCAGGTGATCTGGTTCCGTTCGACACGACTTCCGGGAGCCTGGTTCTCACGCTCCCGACCGCGCCCGCAGACGGGAAGGTTGTCGCCGCCAAGCACGTACTCCGGGGCGGCAGCAACACCGTCACGATCAACTGCGGTGGGTCTGACGTCTTCAACCGGTCCGGTGGTGGAACAAGCCTCATCTTGACCTACCAGGCGCAGGGCGCCGTCATGCAGTACAAGGCCAGCCTGGGCGTCTGGTACGTCGTGGCCGACGACCTGCCGCTGTCGGCGCTGGCGCAGGCGGCGAACAACTTGTCCGACCTCACGTCGGCGGCGACCGCGCGCACCAACCTCGGGCTCGGGACGGCCGCCACCCAGAACTCGACTGACGTGCAGGTGTTCACGGCGTCGGGGACCTGGACGAAGCCGGCTGGCGCGAAAACGGTCCGGGTCATCGTCCACGGCCCGGGTGGGGGTGGCGGTTCGGGGCGTCGTGGCGCCGCCGGGACGGTCCGGTGTGGCGGTGGTGGTGCTGGTGGTGGCGCCCGATCTGAGTTGATCGTCGACGCGTCCATCCTCAACCCGACCGAGACCGTCACCGTCGGTACCCCCGGTACGGGTGGTGCCGCAGTCACCGCCGATGACACGAACGGCAACGCTGGGACAGCCGGGACGAACTCGCAGTTCGGCACCACCATCGCCAGGGCCCTCGTGGTCGCTGCGGGTGGCAGCGCCGGGAGCGGCGGCACCGCCACTGCCGGCACCGGCGGCGGCCAGGCTGTCGTCGGCGTGTTCTCCGGCGCTGGCGGTGGCACGGCCTCCACCAGCGGCGGGGCGGGAACCAACGGCGGTGACGCGAACGCCCCGGGTGGCGCAGGTGGACCCGGTGGCGCGTCGGGTGGGGGTATCACTTCCGGTGATTCGCCGTCGGCGGGCGGCAGCGGCGGCCGGAACTCCGCGTTCAGCTTGTCCACGGATCGGCCCGCCGGCGGCACTGTTCCCGGTGGTAACGGACCGGACAGCCCAGCGGCGTCGGCGGCGTCCGGGTTGGCCACTACTTCGGGTGGTGGCGGAGCGGCGTCCATCACGGGGGCTGCTGGTCGCGGTGGTACACCCGCGCCGGGTGGCGGCGGGTCGGGTGGTGGGGCGTCCCTGAACGGCAACAACTCTGGCGCAGGTTCGGGTGGCGGCGCCGGTGTCGTGATCGTGGTCACCAGCTTCTGACCTGTTGGGGGGGGTGCCGGGTGTCGTTCATCTACTCCCAGTCGTTCATCCGGGAACGCGCCCCCCAGCTCAGGTCACCGAACAGTGGCGTCCTCCTCCCTCAACGGGACTGGGACAACGCGACCCGGGTGACGGTCACGGGCGTGTCGATCCAGCCGGTGGTGACCACGGAAACCCGTGACGCGGCCGGTATCCAGTCGAACGAGGACTGGCGGATCTTCTCGCGGCGTGGCGTGAAACTGGACTTGCAGTTCGGTGACCGGGTCCTGTGGGAGGGCCGCGTCATGGACGTCATCGGCCTACCCCAGTCGTGGCCCGGGTTGACGTCGGGGTGGCATCACTCGGAGGTTCTGGTCCGGGCGCAGTCCCCGGCCCGCCTGGCGGGTGTGGGCGCTGACGGCCTGGTCCGTGAGGGCGCCCTGGAGGCGATGACCCCGACCGTCCCGTACACGCCGTGAGGGGTGCCCGGTGACGTTGGGTATCGCGTTCGAGGTCGGGAAAGGCACCGGTGGCCACGGCGTCGTGTTCAAGGGGTACCTGCGGCGGTTGGACGGTGTCACGGGCCACGCGCAGGACATGACTCCAGCGTTCCTGGAGATCCACCGCCAGTTCTTGGCGACGGAACGGGGCCTGTTCGCGTCGAAGGGCGGGAAGTTCAAGTGGGCGCCGTTGACGCAGAAGTATCTGTCGCGGAAGGTCGCCCGCGGCCTGGACCCGCGTGTCGAGAGGGCGACGGGCGCGTTGGCGCGGGCGTTGACGACCGGTAAGGGCCCGGGCGCGGTCACGGAGATCAGCCCCAGTGAGGCCGTGTTCGGGACCGACCTGCGGCAGGCGATCTTCGCTCAGCGCGGGTCGGGCCGGCGCCGCCGGAAGCTGGTCACGATCGACCGGGCCCGCCGGAACAAGTGGACCGCGACGATCCGGGCGCACCTCCTGCAACCCCCGGGGGGTGGGCCGTGACGTCCGCGTACGGTCTGATCGTCACCGGGGACGACGTGGAGGCCGCGGTCCGGGCGACCCTCATGTCGTGGATGGCGGCGTACACGTATGAGGTGGCCCGGCAGAAGACGGTCACGTTGCCGCCGGTCCGGGTGTACGCCCAGTCGTTGCAGACGTTGCCGTCCGGTGAGGTCGCCGACGAACTCCCCGCCGTCATCGTCGTGTCCCCGGGATTGAACGGGCCGCCGATGGAACGCGGGTCGGGTCAGGTCGACGCGGTGTGGGCGGTCGGTGTCGGGGTCGTCGTCGCAGCGAAAACGTCCGATGACGCGCAGCGGCTCGCGAAACTGTACGGCGCCGCGGTCCGGTCCCTGCTGGTCCAGAAGGGTTCCCTCGGGGGTTTCGCGACGTCGACGACGTGGACGGACGAGGAGACCACCCCGTACGCGTTCGACGCGACGAAAGCGGTCGCCCAATGCGTGTTGATGTTCGAGGTGTACGTGTCGGGGGTCGTGTCCCGGTTCGGTGGCCCCGCCACACCTCCCGTGGACCCGACGGCCCCCGCGACGGTCGGGACCGTCACCACCGTCCACACCCCTGTCACGAAACTTTGACACCCCCCGGCCGGTCCCGGCCCGGGAACCCCTTGACCCCCCGGAAGGAAGGTGCGCCGTGTGGCACAAGAACGTGTCCCAGGGGCCCGTGGACCTCGGGGGACTCATGGTTCCCCCCGGCGGGTGGGTGGACACCGACAGCCCCCACACCGCCGCCCACGTGGACGCCGGGCGGCTGGTCGCGTCCGACGTCCCGCCCGGCACCCCCGAAGACCCCCCGCTGGACCCGCCGGGCCGTAAGCCCGCCGCCCGGAAGGACAACGCCTGATGCCCCGTCCCAGTGTGTCCGTGCTGACCTCGGCTGCCGCTGCCGCGGCGACGCCCGGTCAGCGGTTGGGCACCCTTTTCGCTGCCGCACAGACCCAGCGGGGCCCGCTCGTCGCCGACGTGACCGCGCCGCTGCGGTCGTTGGGTGACTACACGGCCCTGTATGGGGCGCGTGACGCGACGATCGGGTCGGCGGCCCTGTCGTACGACATCGCCGAGACGTTCTTCCGGTCCGGTGGCACCGCCCTGCTGATCAACCGGGTGGTGGGTCCGGCGGCGACCACTGCGTCCCTGACGTTGATGGACCGGGCCGGGTCGCCGCTGCAGACGGTGAAGGTCGTTGCGCGTGGCCCGGGGGCGTGGCCGACCAGCCACATCACCATCCAGGTCACGAACGGTGCCGCAGCGAACACGTTCCAGGTCATCGTCCTCGTCGACGCCGTCATCGCCGAGCAGTCCCCTGACCTGGCGTCCCCCAGTGAGGCCGTCACGTGGGGCCTGCAGTCGAAGTGGGTGACCGTCCAGGATCTCGCGTCCGCGACGGCCGCACCGAACAACAACCCGGCTGTCCTCGCCGCGACCGCCCTGGGGTCCGCGATCGACGACATCGCGTCCGTCACCGACACCCAGTGGACCGCCGCCCTCAACGCGTTCCCCGCGTCGTACGGGCCGGGCCTCGTCATGAAGATGGGCGTGTCCACGTCGGCCGGCCACGCGGGGACGATGGCCCACGCGGCGGCGAACAACCGGATGGCCCTCCTCGACGGCGTCACCGGGTCCTCTCAGGCCACGTTGACGACCCTCGCGTCGACTGTCGCGACCGCGGCGACGGCACCCGAGTACGGGATGCTGTTCGCGCCGTGGCTGCAGATCCCGCCCGCCGCGGCGGGGGCCGCGAACAGGTCGGTCCCGGGGTCCGCTGTCGCCGCCGGCCTGATCAGTGCGCAGGTCACGAACGGCCCTGCTGCGGTCGCTGCGGCGGGCCCGAACGGTCAGGCCGGGTACGTCCTGGACACGTCCCCGACGACGTCCGGGGGAGCCGGCCAGACGTTCACCGACGCCGAACGGGACCTCCTCGCGGGGTCGGCGGCGGTCAATGTGTTCCGCCGCGCCTACTCGGCGTCCGCAGTACCCCCGGTGGAGTTGTACGGGTACTCGACCCTCGGGACCCTGTCCAGCCCGTGGCGGCAGGCCGGCCCGCAATTCCTGCGGCTGCGGATCACCGACGAACTGCTCCTGTTGGGTGAGCAGTACATCTTCCGGATCATCGACGGCCGCCAGCATGTGATGGCCGAACTCGGTGGCGCCGCCGCGGGGATCCTCCAGGGCCACTGGGAGGCGGGGGAACTGTTCGGTAACACGGCGTCCGAGGCGTACGCCGTGGACTACACGTCCCCGAACACCCCGACCACGATCGCCGCCGGACAACTGAACTGCACGGTCGAGATCCGCGAGTCGACCACGGCCGAGACCCTCAAGTTCTCGGTCACGAAGATCCCCGTCAACCAGCCTCTCTGACCTGAAAGGAGTAATCGGTCGTGACTAACGGTCAGACTTCGAACCTGTTCCTCACGTTCCTCCAGGTCAACGGGACGGTCATCGGCGACTCGTGGGACAAGAAGACCGGCGGCGGTTCGTCCGCGAACCAAACCCAGTACCGGCCCGGGGGGGTACCGGACCGACTGTCGTTGGGTGGCCCGAAGGACATCGAGAACGTCACGTTGGAGCGGATCTGGAAGCGGGAACGCGACCTGGCCGTGTACAAGATGCTGGAGCCCCTCGTGGGCCGCGCCGACGTCGTCGTCACCCAGCAGACCCTCGACAACGACTACGTGCCGTACGGGGCGCCGATCATCTACACCGGCAAGCTCCAGAAGTGCACCTCCCCGGACATGGACTCGAACTCAAACTCGGCGGCCTTGTTCTCCGTCGAGGTCACCGTCTCCCGCGTCGCCTAGCACCACCCATCCCCCTGCACGCACCCTTCCCCAAGGAGCACCACCATGCCCGAACCCGGGAGCATCCTCGACCAGATCACACGGCAGGTCGAGGGTTTCGCCGACGAGATGTTCACCGACCTGTCCCTGTCGATGTGGGGGCAGAACGGCCACCCCCCGGCGTGGTTCCGGATCCGGCCGGTGGACTCGGATTTCATCGAGAAGCAGCGGGCCAGGGCCGCGAAGGCGAAGGGCCCGGCGATCTCTGGTGCGGTCGTCCGGGGGAACCTGGCGATCCTGGCGATGGGGGTTGAGGCGTTCATCGTCGGCGAGGGCGACGGCCAGGCACAGTTCACCCTCGACTCGGAGGATCTGAAGAAGGCTCTCGGGGTGCCCGACGCGGAGACCGCCGGTGACGTCGTGAGGGCGATCCTCGGGGTGAACGTAACGAAGGCCGACGGGTATGTCCTGTCGCTGTCTGATGCGGTTGTCCGGCATTCGGGTCACGCCGCGCAGATCGCGGAGGAGAACGCGCTGGGGGAATGAGGGGGGGGCCATCCGTTGAGGCGGCGGCGGTGGCCCTCAGGAACGGTTGGGCGCCTCTCCCGTGGGCGTACGCGGATGTCCCGGACCGGTACCGGGCGTTCGGTGACCTGGTCCTGCAGCGGGCGAACGAGTTGCGGGCCGATGAGTGGGACCGGTTGACGCAGGCGGTCGGCGCGCAGGTCGGTTCGGTGGTGGCGAGGGCGTTCGGGGCGAGCTGAGGGGGTGTCCGGGTGGCTTCGCAGGATGATGTCGTCGTCCGGCTCCGCCTGGCGGATGTCGCGCGGTTCGTCGCCGACGTGAAGGCCGGCAAGCTCGCGGTCGACGACCTGGAGAAGAAGATCCGGTCGGTGTCGCGGACGGCGGAGGCGGGGTCGAAGGAGTACGGCGGCCTCGGCTTGTGGGGTGCGACGGTCGGCCGGATGAAGTATGCGGTCGCTGGTTTGGCGTTGACGGTGGCGGCTGGCGCGGGGGCGTTGGCGACGTTCGCGGTGAAGTCGACGGCGAGCCTGGAACAGGTCCGGATCGGGTTCAAGCAGTTGCTGGGTTCGCATGGTGCCGCCGACCAGATGATCGGTAATTTGCAGGAGTTCGCGAAGCGGACGCCGTTCAACTTCCAGGATGTCACGACTCTGACGCAGAAATTGTTGGCGTTCGGCGACCCAGCGAACCAGGTGCTGGGGACGTTGACGTCCATTGGAAATGCCGTATCCGCATTTGGGGGCAGTTCCGCTGATATGGATGGAATCGTGACGGCGATGGGCCAGATCGCGATGAAGGGCCACATCGCCGGGCAAGAGGTTCTGCAACTGAACAACCACATGATCAACGCGAAGAAGTATCTGATGGACGCGTTGGGTGTGGACGGCAACAAGTTGGCGAAGCTGATGGAAGCCGGGAAGATCAGTTCTGGTACTGCGATCCCGATCATCCTGGCGGGGATGCAGAAAGAGTTCGGCGGGATGATGGACGTCCAGTCCCGCAGCCTGTCGGGCATCTGGTCGAACCTGTTCGACACGGTTCAGCAGGAATTGACGCGGCGGGTGTCTCCGTTCCTCCCCGCGATGGAGTCGTGGCTGCAGCAACTGGTGGACAAGGTCCCGCAGATCGCCGACATCATTTCCGGGATCATCTCGTCCGCCGTCGGGTTGGCGCAGAAGGGCATCTCGATCGGCGGCGGGATCGTGTCCGCGTTCCAGTCCGGCGACGGACACGCCATCGGCCAGGGAATCCAGGAGACGGTCACGGGTGGTCTGGTAGCGCTCGGGGGTTGGCTTCGGGGCATCGACTGGTTCACCCAAGGCCAGAACGTGGGTAAGCAGGCCGTCCCGTTCCTGATCGGGCTGATGTCGGGGCTGTTCGACCTGGACACGCTGAAGGACACGTTCGAGAAGCACACCGTGGACATGATCCTCGGCCTGGCCGGTGTGATCGGCATCGGCAAGCTGGCCGGACCGATCGAGAAGATCCTGACGAAGATCCCGTTCCTGAAACTGTTCGCGCCCCTGTTCGGGAAGATCGACACGTTGGCTGGGCCGCTGGGAAGGCGCGTCTTCTCGATGTTCAGTTCCGTCGGCAGCGCTATCGGCCGAGCCTTCTACAAGGTGTTCCCCGAGGCGTCCGCGAACATCTGGTACTTCTTCGCCCGCATCGGCGAGTTGATGAACCCCAGGAATCTTCTGAAGTTCTTCGGCAAGGCTGGCGGCTTCGCGGTCGACCTTATCGAACGGATGTTCACGTTCGGGTTCGGGATCGTCAAGAAAGTTCTAGACGGCCCGTTCGGTAGGGCAATCCTCGACATCATCGCGGGCGTCCGGGAGATGGGGTCCGACATCTGGAAGGCCCTGTTCCAGCCGATGGTGGAGGTAGCGAAGATGGCGTTGAAGGGCGTCTTCAACTGGTTCGCCAGCCACTGGAACGGGATCATCGGTCATGTCCCCGGGTTGGGGTCGTGGTCGCAGATCCCGTTGCTGGCCGCCGGTGGCACCGCGGTGTCGGCTGGTGCCGCGGTGGTCGGGGACCGCGGACCCGAACTGATCAACATGCCGCGGGGCGCTTCGGTGGTCCCGCTGCCCCGCGTCCCGGAGTTCTCGGGTGTCGCCGGTGGCGGGCAGGACTCACGTCCGGTGTACTTGGTCGCCGACGGCAGGGTGATCGCCGAGATCGTGGAGCACGGGAACGATGACCGGGCGGCGAGGCTGTGAGCACCCTCAACGCGAAACCGGTCGGGTACATCCCCCCGTCTCCGCCGTCGAAGCTCGGGTATGTGACGGTCCGGTCGTCGGATGGCCGGTTCACGTTGACGGCCCTGCTGGGCCAGAACCTGCCGCAACTGTCGGACGGTCAGGGCGGCTGGGTGGAGGTGGCCCGGGACAGGCGCCCGGCAGTGATCGAGTGGGATGGTCCGGCGGCAGCGAAATGCGTCCTTGAGGTGCTGCTGGACGGGTGGGCGTCGGGGGCGTCCCTCGCCGGCCAGCTCGCCGCGGTCGCTGGCCTGTGCCCGCTGTCGCCGGTCGGTGAGACGCCGGTGATGTACGTGTCGGGGTGTCCTCTGATCCCCGTCACCGTCCCGTGGGTGTGCCAGTCGGCGGTCCCTTCGGACTGGCTGCTCACGTCCTCGGGTGCGGTCGCCCGGGTCACGTACACGCTGTCCCTGCTGCAGTACCGGCTCGGGGAGTCGGTCGTGCGGAACAGCCCGGGGAAGGCCGCGGCGTCGAAGTCGGGGACGGTGTCGAAGGCGAAGGTGAAGACGTACGTCGTGAAGCGTGGGGACACGCTGCCGGCGTTGGCGGCCCGGTTCTTGGGGTCGTCGTCGAAGTGGCGGACGTTGGCGGCGGCGCAGAAACCGGCGTTGCGTGACCCGAACCACCTCAAGGCGGGACAGAAACTGACGATCCCTTGATGGAGGCTGTGGCGTGGGTGTCGACGACAGCGTGAATTACGCGAATATGATCGCCGCTATGGCGGCGAAGCAGCGCGCTGATGCTGTCCCGTCTGGGTATGTTGACGGCGCGGATCTGTCCGCTGACGCACTTACCACGATTGCCTCAGCATCCGCACTTGCTGGCACCTATGCCCGGCTGGGTGCGCTCGATGGCGAGGCGGTATTGCCGCTCACCATTCCCACGTACGACGGCGATTCGTCGGTCGTGCACTGCGACGTCCATCTGATTCAGGCCGGATTCGGTCCGCAGAAGTTCCGGTACTGGATGGGCTTTACCCCCTACCCGGGTGCGCTGCGCGAGCAGCCCTCGGTCTGCGCGTCCTACGACGGCGTGAACTGGGTCATCCCAACCGGAGCGCCCAACCCCGTCGTCCCGCAGACCGAGATCACAGCGGCCGGGTTCCTCTACGGCTCCGATCCCGACCTCGGGCTCCTGGCCGACGGCACGACGCTCGCCATGTACTACCGGCTGTACCGGGACGACGGCTCCCCGAAGCAGCGGATCTACCGCAAGACCACCACCGACGGCGTGACGTGGTCGGCGGCCGTCCAGTGCGTCGACGTTCCGTCGATCAGCGACTCAGCGCTCAGCCCGACCGTGGTCTACGACGGAACCAACTACAAGATGTGGACCGTCAACCACCCGGCGGCGACCATGAACCAGCGGGTCGAGTACCGGACCAGTGCAGACGGCATCACCTGGTCGGCGGCCAGCTCGTGCACGATCCCGCTCAACGCCGACCCCTGGCACCTGGACGTCGTCTACGCCGGCGGCATCTACCACATGCTGCTCGACATCCTGGACAGCGGGAACGCCACCCGGCTGATCTACCTCAAGTCCAGCGACGGCATCACCTGGACGGGCCGCTCGGCCACGATGAGCAGCAACGACCGCGCCGTCCCGCTCAGCGGGTTCGCGTTCGATGCGGGCGGCCGACACTACCGGTCCAGCATGATCCCCGTTATCGGACCGAACGGGATCAACTGGGACGTCTACGTCTCCGGTCTGCCCGTGAGCTTCCGTACCGGCAACGGTCCGGCGTCCAACCCGGTGGGCGCGGACACCGGCAACCCGTGGCGGTTCGGCCTGTTCCGTGGCATGACGCTGCCGGCTCCGATCCCCAGCGCACCGTCGATGGTAATCCCGCCCGGATCGACGATCCGCGACTACGCCATGACCGCGTGGTTTACGGCGAACGACGCACTGTTCTCCCGCTTCCAGCTCCAGGTGCCCACGGTCGTGCGCTACGTCGACTTCGCCGTCGGTACCAGCTCGGGCAACATCCAGGTGGGCTATGTCCGCCTGCGGGGCACGGATCACAAGAGCTTCGACCGGCTCAAGACCTCCGGCACGATCGCCTGTCCCTCGACCGGCGCCGTCCGCTACGACCTCGGCGCCGAGACCCTGGAGCCGGGCGACTACGCGGTGTTCCTCTGGTGCGACAACACGACCGCCACGTTCCCGCTGAACACCTCCAGCGGAGGTGGATGGATGGCCGCAGCCAAGATGACGGGCAGCTACAGCAACGCCATCGGCATCCCAGCATCCGACGTGCTCGCCGCCTGGACCAACCGCTGCATCGGTGTCGTCCTGGAAGGCGATAACTGACAGCGCTGGCCCGGCTTCCCGCGAGGACATCGCAGTATGGACCGCTATTACTGCGATGTCCTCGCAACAGCCCGGACCCGGGCCAGTGACGGCGCCTCCACCAGCCGGTAGCACACCCACGCACCGGCCAGTGAGGCCGTCAGGCCGCAGGTGAGCATGACCGGCACGACTGCTGGTGTGGACAGGCCGAGATGCCCGACGCCTGCCCACACCAGCAACGCGACCGGGAAGTGGACGGCGTACAGGCTGTAGGACACCTTGCCCAGCCAGGTCGATACCGGCCACGTCGCCCCGTTCCACCGGCCGGCCGGAGTCTGGGACAGGGCCAGCAGCAGGGCCGCGAAGGCCACCAGCCAGACGGCCTGGGCCAACTGGCCGGTGGCGGCCGGACCCAGGTACCAGCCAGCCGCACCGGCCGCACCGGCAGCCAGAAGCAGAGCGCGACGGGGCATCGTGTGGCGTCGGGCCACGTGCGCGAGCACCGCCCCGACGGCGAACCAGGCGGCCAACCCGACCGGCCGGACCGGCGACACCATGCCGAGGGCGGTCACGCCCGCCACCAGCACGACAGCGGGCAGGTAGGGGCGCCACCGCATCCCGGCCCAAGCCAGGGCCGGGAACAGCAGGTACAGCTGGGCCTCGACGGCGATCGACCACAGCGGCGGGTTGATCTGGTGGATCCAGCTCGGGTCGAGGTTGTGGATCAGGGTGAGGTGGGACGCTAGCCCGCCGGGTGTCACCGGGGCGAAGGTCCGCAGGCTGGCCGACGGCGGAGCCAGGTAGGGGCCGAGCCCGGCGATCACGATCAGTCCGAGTCCCAGGGCGACGTAGTAGGTCGGCAGGATCCGCCAGCACCGGCGAGCCGCGTAGACCCGCAACGACGTCGCCCCCCGCCCGGCCAGCACCCGACGCTCCTCGCTCCAGTACAGGGCGAAGCCGGACAGCATGATGAACAGCCAGACCGCCTGCCCGCCGAACAGCCAGGGCCAGATCAGGCGCTCCCGCCAGGCCGCGCGCACGAACGTGGTCGCGGGATGGTCGGGTGGGACCATCCCGATGATGTGGCCGACGGCGACGACCAGGGCGGCGATTCCGCGCAATCCGTCGACGAAGGCCATTCGCTCGGCATTGTCGAGGGTCCGGCGGCGGGCGGGGGTAGTGGTCAGGCTCACCTCGGCATCATTCCGACGTGTCGGCCCCCGCCAGCCGTCGATGGTCATTCATCGGCCGATTGCCTGAGGCGTTGTTGCGATATGTTCGCAGTAGCGTCGTCGGTACATAGCGGCGGCTCTCTGACCAAGAGTGGGGGCGTGAATGTCAACGTCTCTCTTGGACTTGAAGTCTCTGGTCATCAACGGGGTGGACGCGCATCGGTCGTACGCGGACCTGGTCGAGTCGCTGGTGTCCCTCACGATGCGCGAGACGATCACTGGTGCTTCGACGGTGGAACTGGTCCTCAACGACTCCCACCGGACGATCCTCCGGTCGGCGCTCCTGTCCGGGGGGAGCGACGCGACCACGGACGTGACGGGTGCGACGGTCGCGGGGTCGACGGGGTTGAAGGGCGCGACCCTGGAACTGGACGGGGCGGGGTTCGAGGTCGCGGCGGTGAAGAAACGCGCCGGCAAGTTGACGTTGACGTTGGAGGACATGGCGGTCGCGGAGTTGCGGCGCCGGACGGGGCAGAAGGTGTCCCCGGCGGGGTCGTTGACCCGGGCCGAGTTCTGTGCGTCGCTGGTCCGCGAGGTGTCGTGGATCAGGGTGGCGTATGCGCCGGGCGCGAAGTCGTTGGAGCAGTTGGCCCGCGGGTCGGCGTCGGCTGCTGCGGCGACGGTGCCGGGTGGGCCGACGGGTTGGGGTGGGGCGGGGTCGGCGGGCACGTCAGGGAATGTGGTGTCCGGGAACGCCGTGTTGGACACCCAGGACCGGCAGGCCGCGCTCGCTGCGTCGACGGCTACCGGGTCGACGTCGGGGACGGCGTCGGCTCTGCTGCAGGCCCAGATTTCGGCGCTTTCTGAGGGTTCGGACCTGACGACGGCGCAGGAGAAGAAGAACCGTGAGGACACGTGGACGGCGTGTACCCGCATCATGGGGGAGATCAACTGGCGGGTGATGTGCCGCCGCGGCGGGGTGGTGTTCGCGCCGGACGCGTGGCTGATGTCCCGGTCGGCCGCGAAGTACACCCTCAGCGAGTCCTCGGCGGGCGTGGACGTCATCGACCTTGAGTGGGACACGGGGAAGCCGTCCGCGACAGCGTCGATGACGGTGTGGGCTGGGGCCCTGGACCTCATCCCAGGGTCCCCGGTGGTCTTGAAGGATATGGGGCCGGGGAACGGGACGTGGCTGGTGGAGACCGTGGACCGGGCCATCAAGTCGAAGAAATGCACGGTGTCCCTGATCAGGCCGGCGCCGCAGCTGGAGGAACCCCACGACGCGTCATCGAACGGCACCGGGGTTGGCGGCGAGGGCGGGTTCGGGGTGTCGACGGTGGACGCGAAAGCTATCGCGACCCTCCCGGTCGGGAAGTACGTGGGCGCCGGCGGCAACGGGGAGCGGTTCGTTCAGGCGGCGTTGGCGCAGGCCGGGAAACCGTACAGGGGTGGCGGGCATGGCCCGTCGTCGTTCGACTGTTCGGGTCTGGTGATGTGGGCGGCACGGCAGGTCGGGGTCGATTTCCCGGCGCCGGTGTCGACGCAAACCTACTTGATCCGGAACGCTGGCGGGTTCATTCCTGTCGCCGACGCGGTCAAGACGCGGGGCGCGATCCTGTACCGGGGTGTCCCTGGGATCAACGGCGGTATGTCGGGCTCGGACCATATCGCGATCAGTCTCGGTGACGGGCGGACGATCGAGGCCCGGGGCCAGGCGTACGGGGTGGGTGTGTTCTCGGCGACGAAGGGCCGGGACTGGGCCGGCGGCGGGATCATCCCCGGGATCGGGTACGCCTGATGGATGTCGCGAAGTTCAGCCGGTTCACTCCGGGCGTGCATTTGGCGCAGCAGCGGGCACCGCAGCCGTGGGATGTCCCCCAGTTGGGGCGGGTCACGAAGGTGACTGCGGCGGGGGCGTGGTTCGAGTTGCTGTCGTCGCCGGGGAACCCGTTCGGGCCGGCACCGTGGGGTCTCGGGTCGTACGCGACGGTCGCGGCGGCGATCACGGCCGGGTGGAAGCCGCTGGTCGGTGACACGTGCCTGGCGGTGTTCGCGGGTATCGGCCCCGGGTCGCCTGTCGTTCTCGCTTGGTGGAGGTGACGGGTGGCGGTCCCACATTTCGCGGTCCCGTTCCGGGTGGGCGGTAACGGCGCGTTCGTGGTGAACGAACAGGACGGTCTCGACGACATCGTCGAAGCGGTGGCGTGTGTGATCGCTACCCCGGTCGGGTCGCGGGTCGAGGTCCCCGGGTTCGGTGTCCCCCGCTACGAATTTGGGACGCCGCTGCCGGAGGAGATCGTCGCGGCGGTCGCCGAGTGGGAGCCCCGCGCCGACATCGGCGTGGACGTGGCCGCTGCCCTCGGGGACCTCGGGGAGATCACCGACGTCGCGGTGGCCGTCAAACCGCACCTTTAACGATCAGGGAACGGAGGGCGCGTGTCGAGTTTCTTGACGTTCGGGGATTTCGCTGACGACGACCCGGACCGGCTCACCGCGGACGCCGTCGCGTTCCTGCAGTCCGTCGTCCCCGGGTGGGTGCCGGCGGACGGGAACCTGGACACGTGGATGCTGGCGGCGCACGCCCGGATCAACGCGGAGTTGCTGTCCACGGCCCGCGACGTCCCCGCCGCGATCTTCCAGGCGTACGGGCAGCGGCTGATCGGTGTCCCCCCGGTGACGGGTGCGGCGGCGACGGTCACGGTGACGTGGGCGGCGACGGACAGCCTGGGGCACACGGTCCCGGCGGGCACACAGGTCGGGTACCGGGTGTCCGGGGACACGCTGCTGGTGTTCGTGCCCCTCACGGACGTGGTGATCCCCCCGGGGTCCACGAACCTGGGCGGGTCCGTGTTGACGGCGGTCGGTGTCGGGACGGCGTGGAATGGTGTCCCGACGGGCGTCTTGGAGTTGGTCGATTCGCTGTCGTGGCTGTCATCGGTGACGGCGACGGCTGTGTCGTCGGGTGGTGTGGACGCCGAAACCGACGACCAGTACGTGGCCCGGTTGACGGTCGATCTGCGGCTGCTGGCGCCCCGCCCGATCCTCCCGGCCGACTTCTCGGTGTTCGCGCAGACCATCACGGGCGTGACGCGGGCGTACACGATCGACGGGTACGACCCGGGCGTGAACGAGGTCCAGCGGCTCACGGTCACCGGGACCCCGGCGGGTGGTTCGTCGGCGGTCACGTTCTCCGGGCAGACCGCGACGGTCCCGTTCAACACGACTGCGGGCGCCCTGCAGACGCTGCTGGAGGCACTGTCGAACATCGCCCCGGGGGATGTGGCGTGCACGGGCGGCCCGTGGCCCGGGACGGCCATCGACGTCCAGTTCATGGGCGCGTACGCGTCGACGAACGTCCCGACGATGACGAAGGTCGATTCGTTCACGGGCGGGTCCAGCCCCACGTTGACGGTCACGACGCCGACGTCGGGTGTGGCGCCGTCGAGCGGCAACCAGCGGATGGTGACGGTCGTCTCCCTGGACGCGGCGGGTGCGGGCGTGTCGTCGGGTGTGAAAGCGGCGGTCCAGGCGGACCTCGATGGGCGCCGTGAGGTCGGGTTCGTGGTGCACACTGCGGACCCGACCAGTACGACGATCGACGTGGTGTATTCGGTGCATGTGCTGGCCGGGTTCGACTCGACGGCTGTGGTCGCGGCGTGCACGGCCGCGGTGACCGCGTACCTGACCCCAGCGAACTGGGATGGTGGGACGGACAGTCCCCCGACGTGGTCGGGCGCGGACAAGGTCCGGTACAACCAGGTCGTCGCGGTCCTGTCCGCGATCACCGGTGTCGCCTATGTGGCGTCGTTGACGGTCAACGCGGGGACCGTGGATGTGACCCTCTCGGGGGTCGCGCCGCTACCAGCGGTGGGCACCATCTCCGGGTCCGCGGTCTGACACCTTTCCGGAACCCCGTGGGGAGGCCCCGTGGCACGCCCCGTGGTGTCGGTGACCGCTGAGCGCCTGTACCAGGCGATGGGCCCGTTCACGGTCCCTGACGAGGGCTACGGGTGGCCGCTGCTCCACTGGTGCGATGCGGTGACCCGGCCGGCGGCGACCGTTGAGGCGTATGTCGCGGACACCGACACCCAGGTCGGGTGGCAGCCGCTCCTGGACCCGGCCCTGTGCCCGGCGGGTGCGTTGCCGTTCCTGGGCCAGTTCGTCGGCGCGCAGGTCCCTGTCGGCGCGGACGAGACGACGGCCCGGGCGATCGTCACCCACGCGCCTGGGTGGGCTCGGGGGACCCCGGGGGCGGTGTCCGCGGCGGCCCGCCTGTGGTTGACGGGCGGCCAGCACGTGACGCTGAACGAACGGTTCGGTGGGTCCGCGTACGCCGTCGAAGTGCAGGTGTACGCGGGTGAACTCGTCGACCTGACGGGCTTGACCGCGGCGGTGAAGGCGGCGCTCCCGGCGGGGTTCGCGCTCACCGTCACGGTCCTCGTCGGCTGGACGATCGCCGAAGCGGAGACCCGTTACACGGGTAAGACGATCGCCGACGTGGAAGCGATCTGGACGGGTAAGACGATCGCCGACGCTGAAGGGGAGTTCCCGCCGTGACCGTAACGCAGGCCCGCACCGGGCTGGTCATCCCGAACTCGTCGGGTTCGGACCCGTTCACTGAACTGAAGGACGGGATCCGGGCCGCGGGTCTGTGGATCGAAGCCAACTCGCTGATCTTCCTGACGCCGGGTCTGCTGTCGGCGTTGCCGGCCGCGGGGACGGTGGGCCGGATCTACAAGGCCACCGACGTGACGGGCGCCTTGTACTACGACAACGGGACCGGGTGGGAGTCGGTCGGGGTCACTCCACCGACCGACGCCGCCGCGGGGGTCGGGTCGTTGCGGACCCTCGGCGCCGGTTCCTTGCAGGCCGCCCCCGGGAACCACACCCACGGCGTCTCGGGGATCGTCGCGACCGGGACGCCGTCGGCGACCACATTCCTTCGAGGCGACGGGACGTGGGCGACTGTGGG